CCAATACACACCCGACTCCGCAGCGCGCGTGTGTGAGTTGCCGTCCACACTGATCACCTTTGCGCCCGCCCCTGCCAGCTTTGTGATCAGACCATTGGTGAACCACTTGACCGGCGTCCCACCGAGCAAGTGGACGCGCCGCCCGCGCAGTTCCGACAGCGCTGGCATGAAGCCCGCGTAAGTGGACGGCACGCTGACCGCGACAATGCACCATGACGGGATGTGCGCGATTGCGCCGTCAAACTTCGGGCAGACCAGCACGCGCAGCACGCCGGCGGCGCGCAGGTCGCGGATGTATTGATACAACTGCCGGCGCTGCGAAGGATGCTCGTAATCCGGCGCAAGCGCCTGCACCGGCTTCCACGCGCGGATTTTTGCCATGTAATCAGCCCAATCGTAGTCGCGCCAATGGATGTCCACCGCGAACGGCCAGTCGCGCGGCTGTTCGACGTGACGCGTGCCGTAGGCCATGCCCGAAGCCCGCGCCACCTCCGGCATCCGTCGATTGTTGCCCTGCACTAGTTCCGCGAGGATGTTGAGCCGCCAAATGATCAGCGGCGTTCCTTTGCGCGTCGTTTCCGTTCCTTCCTGCTGCATCCCCGCGTTCGCGTAGAACGTATTGGCGCGGTCGTTGTCGGCCTTGCACTTGAGCCGGATGGGACACGGCACACTGTAGAGCAGCGCGCGCCCAATGCCGCCCTGCAGGTGGTCACGGTCAACCGCGATCTCGTGGATTGTGTTCAGACCGTCGCGCCGCGCGTACCAATGCACGAAGCCGGCGATCTCCCCGTCAACGTCCGCAATGAATAACTGCTTGCGCGCAGCCGCTTGACGCAGCGCCGGCAGCATCACGAACGGGAGTTCGTCGCGCCACTGTCGCGCGATCTGCTGGCAGCGTTCGGCGTCGTCCGGTGTGCCAATGCGGATACGCAGCCGTCCGAGAAGCGTCGCGTCCGTCATGACGCCCCCACTCCAAGCGCCGACAGGTCAACTGTCGTCGTCTTCGCGTCGGTGAAGCGTGTCGTCGTCTTCTCGAAGTGCAGCATAACCGTCCCTGTCGGCCCGTTGCGATGCTTGGCGACGATAAACTCGGCCCCGTGTGGCGTCAGCGTCGCTTCGTTGTAGACCACGTCGCGGTAGAGAAACGCCACGATGTCGGCTTCCTGCTCGATCTCGCCTGACTCGCGCAGGTCGCTCAACAGTGGACGCTTGTCCTGCCGACCTTCCACCCCGCGCGACAACTGTGCGGCAGCGATCACCGGCGTGCGGAGTTCCTTTGCCAGCGCCTTCAAACTGCGCGCAAAATAGCCGACCTCGGCCACGCGGTCGTTCTGCCGAAATGCGCCGCCACTTGACATGATCTGCAGGTAGTCCACCATCAACACGTCAAGCCCTTCGCGCCGCTTCCAGCGCAGCGCCTGCATCCGTAACCGCTGCGGCGTCAACTGCGGCGCGTCGATCAGCATGATCGGCAGGTCGCTAATCACGCCCATCGCCTTGACGAAGCGGCGCGTTTCGTCGCCGTTCAATTGTCCCTGCCGCAGCTTCTGTAGATTGATACCCGTCTCCATCGCCGCCATGCGCGCGATCACCTGCTCGTGCATCATCTCCTGCGAGGCGATGCCGATGCGCGCGCCGAGTTTGGCCGCATTGAGCGCGGTGGACAGCATCGCCGAGGTCTTGCCCATGCCAGGTCGACCGGCAAGGATGATCAGGTCGCCTTTGTTCCAGCCGCCGAGCAGATCGTCAACGTCGTGCCAGCCGGACGGGATGCCCATCGACTTGTCGGGATTCTCGATGCGGTCGAACACCTGATCCATGAATTGGCCGACCATGTCCTTGAAGGTCAGGCTGTCGTCTTCGAGCGACGTGTCGCGCACCGCGATGAAGGCGCGTTCAGCGTCGGCCATCACGTCTTCAATGCTGGCCTTCTCGTCGAGTGCCAGCCCACGCAGTTCGTCACCGCACATGATCAACCGCCGCCGCAGCGCCGTCTTGTACACCAGCCGCCCATACGCTTCGGGCCGCATTGAGATCGGCGTGTTGACCATGAGCGATGTGATGTACGCTTCGCCGCCGACGTCACTCATGCGACCAATCGCCTTGAGTTCGTGCGCGAGGGTGATGATGTCGATCACTTCGTTGCGCTTCGCCAGCCGGCCCATCGCGTCCCAAATGTAGCGGTGGCGTAGCAGGAAGAAGTCGTTGGGCGACAGCCACGGCGCGATGTCGTCAAACGTGTCGGGATTGATCAGCACCGCGCCGAGCAGCGACTGCTCCGCTTCCTCAGCGTGCGGCACCGCGTCGGGTGAGATGGCGACAAATGACGGGACGATCACCTTACTATTGTTACCGTTCGTGTTGTTCAAGTGGCGCTCCCTTCTGTCTTAAATTGGCGTTTCGTCAGTTCGAGTTCGGCCTTGATCGCCGCGAGTTCCTCCGGCGTTGCGCGGCTGGTAGTCTTGTCCGCGGCCCGCGCCGCCGCCTGCTGCGCTTGGCGCTGCTGCCGCTGTGCTTCGCGCTGTTTCTCCGAAGCCCACGCTCTCCAGGCGTCCGTAAATTTAACAATGTCAATCGGCAGGCTGGCGTCGCGGTGCTTCAGCTTGTAGCCGGCGGCAAACTGCGCGACGTGCTGCGGATTGGCCGGCGCGCTGATCAGGCCCACCACCACCTTCTTACCGCTGCCGTTGGGCGCAAAGGCGTCGTTCTGGCGCAGCAGCCACGACACGATCTTGCCGGCGCGGGAATGATCGCCGCGCGCCATTTCGCGGATGCTGTCCTTGTCTGTCACGCCGAACACGTGCGCGCACACCGCTTCGAACATGGCGTGGCGCTCGTCCTGCGTCGGCTTGTAGTAGGGCGACGGCTCGGCGGCGTCGGCGGGGTGGACTATTGCCTTTTCTTTACGCTTGCTTTTGCGCGTGTCACCCTTTGGAGCGACAGCTTCTTTAACAGGTGTGGTGTCGGTGCTGTCTGCTACAGGGATCACTTCTTTATGCGAAGCGTCGTGTGCAGCGACGGTGTTCTTTCCGTCGCTAAGTGCGGACGTGATCGGCGTGTCTGCTGATGGCGTTTGTTCGGTGTCGCTAAAGGTTGTACTTGTACTTGTCTTTGTACTTGTATTTGATTCAGTTAGTGCGACTATACGACCATCGTAATGTGCGACATTACTACCATCGTCATGTGTGACATTACGACCACCGACGCTGTCTGTGTTTTCTCCCTCGATTGATTGTGCGACATTACGACCCCTCTTAGCGCGCGCCTTCGTTGTACGCTTGCGATTCGCTTCGTCGCGCTCGGCGGTGCGCTTTTCGAGTAAGTCCCATTTCGGCCACTGTCCAAGTCGCCACATCTGGCCTTTGTCCTGCAAGTAGCCCGCGCGCTCCAAGAAGCCGAACGTTTCAAGCGCCTGCAGGCACTTGGAGATCGTCGGGCGCGCAAGTCCGCATCCACCGAAGCGGCGCGGCTGGCCGGTGTCTCTGTCTGTGTAGGCAAAGCCGTGTTCGAACATCTCCAAGCTGATCGGCGCGGCGCGTTCGTTGATCTTGTCCCGCCAGCCGAGAATGTGCCGCGCGGCGAAACTCAGCACGACATATTCCTGCGGAAGCAAGTGTTCCATAGCGCGATCAACGTAGTCGTTCGGGGTGAAGAAGCCGGTGAGTTGGATAGGTGCGCTCATTTCACGCCACCTTTCGCGGCGCGTGCTTTCAGCGCGTCAAGCCATTCGGACGGCTCACCAAACGAGTAATCTTCGTGAATGATGCCTAAGTCCAAAAGGCTGTTGAGTGCAGATACCGCCTCACCCAAGTCTTTGATGCCGCAGCCAGGATATTTTTGACCATTGTTGTCGCTGAAGCCGTAGACGAGTGTTATGCCAGTAACGGGAAATGGGCGCGTGGTCGCGTGCCGTGAAAAGTACAGCAGCACGCGAAACTCCGCGTCTGTCAGGTATCGCAGCGCGTCGTCAATGTGGGTTGTAAACACAGCGAACGTGTTGGGGACGCTCATTCAGCACCGCCTTCCCGCGCCTGCGCGTCTAGGTACTCGCGTACCGCCTGCGCGATGGGAAGCACGGCTTGCGGCACGACGCTATTGCCGAGCGCCTTGATGCGCGGCGTGCGGTTCTTAGCGCCCGTGACGACGCGAGGCGGTTCGTAGTCGTGCTGTTCGCGTCCGATTCCGGCAGGCCAGCGATGTCCGTCCAGCCAACGGGAAAGCCCATCAGCAATTCCACCCAATCGGGATTGAGCTGCCCTTGCAAGTCGCCGCTGTGCTTGATTGCGTCGTGTAGCGTGTTGGTTGGGCCGCGCCCTGCCGCCGCCAGCGTTTCCGGCTTGCGCCCGCCCTTCCATTCGCGCGCCGTCACGGTAGGCCACGCAGACCCACCGTTCGCGCTTGTGCGGTGCGCCAATGCCGGCAGCGGAAACACGTCCCCATTCCGCGTCATACCCCATTTCGGCAAGCGCCCTGAGAAAGTCTGCAAAGGTGTTCCCATCATCGATGCTTGTAAATCCTGGGACGTTCTCAAAAAGCGCAGCATAGGGACGCACCTCCTCAATCACGCGAAACATTTCAGGCACAAGGTAGCGGTCGTCATTCACGCCGAGGCGTTTACCGGCGAGTGAGAATGGTTGGCATGGGTACCCCGCCACGATCACGTCAACGTGCGGCAGGTCGTGACAGTCGTAAATGTCAGTGTGCAGTTGGGCGTTCGGCCAGTAGTGGGGCGCGTGCTTTCGCAGCACCTTTTGACAGTAGGAGTCGATCTCGACTTGCCAGCGGACGTCAAAGCCGGCGGCGGCGAAAGCCAAGTCAATGCCGCCGATACCGGAGAACAGCGATCCTACCGTGTAAGTTGGTTCGTTCGGGGGTTGGCGATCAGAATCGCCACGTGTTACAATGTCACTCATCGCAGAACTCACCTTTCTGTGATCGTGTCACCGGACGTCGCAAGCGTCGCGGTGACGTTTGTTTTGTGGGAAGCGTGCATAGCTACTCCGTTAGGGTAGCGCGACACGCTACAGGTAGTATAGCACGAATGATGCGCGGGCGCAACAAGTGGTGTGGACGGCTTCCGCATTACTGCACCCACTCCACCGGCGCGTCGCCCAACGTCAGCAGGTCGGCTTCGAGCGTCAGCACGAGTGACAGCAGCGCCTCGCGCCAGTCGTCGTCGAACAGGCCGGCGGCGGTCATGGCGTCGATGAACAGGTCAGCGGCAGCGAGTACGGCGGGGAAGTAGGTGATGTCGGGGTGCATTAGTACGCCTCGATCACAAGCTCGACGTCGGGGTAGCGCCACATGAACAGTTTGGCGCGCAGCTTGAACGCTTCCGTCTGCGTGGCGCGTCCGCCCTTGACGTCCACCGCGACGCGCTGCCCGTC